TACCACTTTATTATTATCGTTCTTATGCGAGGATGTTGTCAACGCGGAAGATACGGTAGTACTGGTTAGTACGAGCAGTTGCAAGACCGTCAGCAGGAGTTGAACCAACGTATGGGTTCGACGCCATTCCGTAACGAGTCTTGAACCCGATGCGTGGCTGGAAGTCATCTTCACCAACCGCACGAACCATCTGAAGAGGTACGTATGGGCAGTAGAATACACCAGCGTCATATGGGTTAGTACCCTTATAACCGACTGTTACGTAGTCTGCTTCTGCATATGGATCGATGTATACTCGTGTGCGTCCGTTAAGAACACCAGCGAAAGTGTTACCTGTGTCATCTACCTGAAGGTTAGTTGACAGTGAAGGTGCGTAGTCAAGCATACCTGAAGCAACAAGTGCAGTAGCAACGTCTGAAGAACAGATAACCATGTTACCCTTACCACGACGTGTCTCTTTTGCAATTACGTTGCACTCACGCTCAAGTTGTACCAACAGACCCTTGAACTTCTCTACTGACCAACGGCCATCAGCGTCAGTGTTCAGATCGAAGATACCCTTGACCTGAAGACCGTCTTGACGACAACCGATCTTCGCCTGTGAGTTGATAGTACGTACAACTTCACGGTTGATTTCAGCGAGGATTTCAGTAGACAGAATGTTTGCAAGCTCTGTCTCTGCGTCAAGACCGTGGATTGCTTTGAGGTCTTGTGCAAGTTCGAGAGTGTACTCTGCCTTCAGAGCGCGTGACTTAGCAGTTACAGTGCTCTTGTCGATGGTGAATCCCATCTCGTGGAAGTCGTTAGTGCCTGGTACTGAACCAAGTGCTTCCGCGTTTTCAGTTGCCATACCACCAGCGTTTACAGGTGCGAATACGTCACCTGAATCAGTGATAGATGAATCACCGTCAGTGTCAGAAGCGCCAACCAAACCAGAAGGTCCGCGAGTAGCGGGGTCAGTTGTTACTGAAGAGTCACCAGAGAATGCTGGTACAGCTTCGCTGAACAATGCTTCGTCACCGTCAGTTACAGAACCTACAGTAGTCTTGTACTTAGACTTCATAGAGAAGATAAGACCAGTAGGACCAGTCATAGGCTGAACACCACAGATGTCGTATGCCATCAAGTTAGGCATTGCACGACGTACAAGTGCGATCAGTACAGGGTTCCAGTTAGCAACACTTGCAGTGCTGTTTGCTGGTACTGACTCGTTAAGTTGTGCTTCTTTTGCGAATGCGATTTCTTGGTTCTCAAGAACCGCAGCAGTTACAGCGCGTCGGTGGTTATCTTTGATTTCACCAGCGCTAGTCTCGTTGAGAACGGGGCTCCACTTCTCAACTAAGTTATCGTAAGATTCCATTAGAATACTCCTTACTTATTAGTCTTTTGGATTGCGTTGAGGTACTGTGACATTGTTGAAGACACTTCAGTGTTTTCGTCAGCAGTCCACTCTTCGTTTACTTCTTCTGTTACAGGTGTAACTTCTTTAGTGAAGTATGACTCTTTCACAGTCTTAACTTTCTCTGCGAATGAGTCTTGATCTTCGAAGTCTAAACCTGAAACAAGAGATGCGAGTTTTTCTACCTGAGTGTCAGCGAGATCACGAGACGCTTCACGGATAACCGCTTCACGTTGGAATGACTCGATCTGCTCAGACATTTCAAGAACTTCTGCTGTACGTGCGTTGAGGTTCTCTTCGAGATCTTCAACTTGGTCAGCTAGTTCATCAACTAGGTCTACTTTAGATTCTGGGACAGAAACGTAAGACTCTTCGAACAGATCACGAAGATTGTTCATGAAGCCTTCTGCGATCTCAGTACGGAGACCTTGCTCCACTGCGATCTGGTTTTCTGACATCCAGTTTTCAACAACATAGTTTAGGTATGAATCAATCTTCTCTACGAGGTCAGTGCGAGTAGCATCTAACTCTTCGTCAAGACGTGATTGATACTCATCTTCCATGCGCTCTACTTCTTCTGAGAGCTTGGAACGTATTGCAGTCTCAAAAATAACAGCAGTTTTCGCTTTAAACTCATCGGACAAAGTTGCTTCTGATTCAACTAATGCATCCAACTCATCTGTGTAAGCAAACTCAGGCAGTTCTACTGCATCTTCGTCAGCTTCAACATCTTCGTTGTATGAAGCGTACATCTTAGACATTTCTGCCTTAGACATGCCACTCATTTTTGTGAACATTGCATTGATCATTGCTGCTTTAGTTTTTGGACGGCCAGCAGGCTCATCCTTTCCTTTCTGGTCACCAGTTCGACCAGGCGCTTGTGATGTAGCATCACCTGCCTTGTCTACTGAAGCGACTGACTGCTCTTCATCACCCACGGGCGCTTTCTGAGCACTAGCTTCCTCAAGTTCTGGAAGCTCAACATTTTGGTCATTGGACATTATGTTTTACTCCTAAAAGTTAGTTTTAAGCAACGAGAGGAAATTCTTGTACTCACGAACCTGCGTCTCGTAGAGATGCTTTGTCGGAGCGGATTTAATTTCTGTCTCCATTTCTTCAATGACTTGAGCTTCTATCATACCGTTGTTCCACACCCACTCAACACCCTCCATGATGCCATTGACGAATGCGCCAGGGGCTGAAGGATCTTGGACGATGTCCACCGTATTAAGAATAAAATCTTCACGGACATACATGGTTCCGTTCTTTTGCTCAAGACTACCCATACCACGAGTTGACACACCTAGTTGAACACCACCCTCAAGAAGACCTTTTACAATCTGACCCATTGGAGTATCCAATATTTGTGCCTTTCCTACCACATCATTTCCCTCGAATTTGAGATCAGTGATGAGGTGAGAAACTTTGTCAAGGTTCACTGTGGGGCCTTCAGGGTGATTTAACTCACCGACCGCACGTTTCTGACTTACCTGTTCCTTGACGTATTTGTTGACCGCATTCTCCATAATTGCTTTTGGATAGACTCGGCCATTACGATTCTTTTGCTCCGCTTGTGCGAACACACCTTCAATGACGTATGACTTCTCGCCATTTTCTTTCTTCTCTACGATGCATTGTACATCGTGTGTGTTGTACTCAGATATTAGTTTCATTTGAATTCCTTTGCGAACTCCATTCCTGCTTTCTCTGCTTCCTTTTGATTACGGAAGGTGTCGAGTTTATCACCATCGATATAAACAGAGAAACCTTTATTATCCTTATGCACCATAACAGAATGCCCGCTCACACGTTTTTGGAAAACATGTTTACCTGCGGGCATCTTTTTTTCGCGAATTAATCGAAAA